AGGAGACATTTCAATAATCTCAACTGGAACATATCCAACATTTACAGATTCCACTAATACCTTTATACCACTTATGGTCTGAGTATTTGTAGATATGCTTGGTGCAGTATGCTTGGTAGTGCTCCAGGCTGTTGCACCACGATACAAGATAAGACCACCATTTGTTATTGGGGTCGTAGAGGCATATGCTTCTACCCATGATCCAGCAACTCTTACAAAAATCTTATATGCCTGTGGAGTTGTATGAAATGTCTCAAACTTAACAACGATCTTATTTACCTGTATGCTTCTGTCATATATTGCATAGATTGATTTGTTTACTGCAGTAGATGATTGACCTTTACGGATATGAGCCCAATATTTATACCCGTCGTCTTTTGAGGCAAAGTAGTTTCTGGATGCGGCATTATGATTATATGTTGTATTGCCAGAGGTAGATCCAGCAATTGCTTTTACAACCCCGCCAACTTTTTGATTATTATGAACAGCATATTCGCTAGGTCTAACTAGGCTAACCACAGATGTTAGTGGGTAAAGAGATTCGTAATACTTATTGTATACTGTAGAAGTCTCTATTAGTTTAAGCTCAGATTCATTATTGTCCCACTCATATAGCTTAATATCATCTATGCCCATCTCTTGAACGCCTGCTGTAACATTATAGTTCCACTCAAGCCATACTTTTTGTGATGGCTCTATATTATGAGACGTGTCAATCTTGGTCTTAATATCTGGGAAGTTTAACATCAAACCTCCTCTAATGATATGTTCATATTCATCCGTATGTATGGTGTAGTCGCACTTGGATTACGCTTGACTATATCAAACGAACATGATGAGAAATTAACTAAAAACTCCTGATATGCATCAGTACCTGTTGTACTGAATTTTTGTACTATCTTGATATAAAATGGTTGCTTGTTAGCCTTATAGAATTCGTATATCTGACTTGCTCCCCACCCGCCATCGACAGTATATGTAGATGTATTTGGGACATCTTCCCAAGAAATATTAAATGTGTGCTTTTGTGCTATTACGTTTTTACGCATAGTTCCATTAGCAGTTCTTTGTGAGGTTGATATCTCATCTATGTTTACACCTAGAGGCCTACGGTTATGATCAGTTATTTTAGTATATGTAGTTGCTCCAACTCCCTTTACATAAATAAGGGAATCTTTAAGTCCGTTTACTACCCAAGTCATACGCTTAGCCTCCTATCGTCAGTGGTTCTCTTAATGGCCGCACCAAGGTCCTTCTTAATTCTAGCAATAATTTCTTCTGGTGAACAGCCTGGATCTGTAATATTTATATTATTAATATTAACACGAACATCACCCTCATTATATGCACCAGCATTACGCATAGTCTCAAATGCTCGTGGGTCTAATGTTCTATTATTTATTCTTTCCATATTTGCTACGCCGTACTTTGATACTGCTCTAGCACTCATCATAAATTCTTTATTTGATGCAGCAATATTAATGCTATCTGAAACGCTATTTCCTGGACCAGTTATAAATCCGCCACCATAGTAACCACGAACTTTACCACCCATCCATTTTCCTTGGGCATTCTTGCTTCTAATCAAGTCATTCTTTGATTTATCATATCTGTACTTTTCACCAAACAGTGTCACTATTTCATTATCTGCAAATGACTCGCCACGTCCAGCTAAGTATGCTAAAAGTTTTTGTTTTTGATCTCCACTTAATGCTGTTGCAACTCCATCTTTTCCTTCTGCACTTGTAATTCCAGCAGAAGCGGCTGCTACAGTAATATCTCTAGGACTACTTGAAGTACCTACTCCACCAGTTAAACCTCCAACATTAGCCAAATCTGCTTCTAGTTGCTTAAATGATGCCTTCAAGGTCTCCATTGCTTTTTGCAAGGCGTCCCCTGATAGTGCACCCTTAAACTTACTTTCAAAATTTCTAAATGCTTCGCTCTCTACAAACTCTTTAAATGATACTGTTACTTTTCCATTTTTTTGGAATCCTCCAAGTACGGCTTTTATTGCATCATCGATATTCTTTTCTATCTCTTTAGCTTTATTAGCTACATTAGCTACAGATCCACCAGCAGAGTTATCTAGTGCTTTTAGTCTATCTTGAAGTGCTTTCTTTTTATCATCTCTAGCAATTTCCTTTTCAGTCTCTGCTTTTTCTTTTAAGAATCTAGCGGACTCTGCTTGCATTTCTAGTTGTGCTCTTAAAGCACCTTCCATATCTCCAGAACTTAATGCTCCTAGATAATCTAACGCTAAGCTTCTACGTTTTTCTTCGTACTTAAGCTGAAGCTCCTTAATCTTATTAATATTCTTTTCTTTACGCTCAATTTCTTCAAGCGCATCTATCTGTGCTTGAATTGCTTTCTTCTGAGCATCTTTGTTTGGACCCGCTGCCCCACCAGAGAACATCCCCTGCAATGATGCCTGCAAATCTGACTTCGCCTTATCTAGTGCTTGATTTGCTTGATACAGCTCAAAGTAAGCACGAATTCTCATTCCATCAAAATTCTTGACTGCTTCCAGGCTAGGAATAATTCCTTCAATACGCATCTTAAGTGCTAGCATTTGTGCTTCTGCATCTACACCATTATTTTTTAATCCTTCAAGAACTGTTTTGTCTGTTCTCGTTAAGCCTTCAATTGATCCAGCCACTCCATTTACTGCATCTTGAGTAATAAGACCAGATCCAGCAACTTCTTTCATTGCTTCTGCAAATGTTGCAGCATCTGAGTTAGCCATAGCATTATTAATAGCTTCTATAGCCTGCTTTGTAGATGTTCCATTAATTACATTCTGCTGCTGTGCTAAATTTAATTGTTGATAAGCTGTTGTTAAATCATTTATATACTTTGTTGCTTCAGCACTCATATTTGTAGGAGTAATTCCATACTGAGCCATTCTTTGTGCCATGCCTTGGTCAACACCGAATTGACCTGCCTGACCTAATAGTGTTGAGAATTGAGTTCCTGCAACAGATCCAGGTCCAACTTGAATTCTTTCTAGATTTCTCTTAAGTGCTCCAGTTTGAGTTAGTCCAGATTCTCCAGCAAGAAGCATCTTTAGATCTGTAGCAAATCCTTCCTTGCCTGCCGCTTTAAGAATGGCAGCCATCATTTGTTTAGCAGTTTCTTCTGATACTCCTGCGGCAATGTAGCTTAGGTACTGGCTTAAGAATTCATCTTGAACTTCCTTAAAGCTGCCCGCTCCCTTTGTTTTTTCACGCAAAGCACCTGTGGATGTAGAGGTTGCTGCTTCTAATGCAGCTTGGGATAGTATCTCTAATGCACTTGCTGCTTCTTCAGATTTGCCAGTTACTTGTGTTAACTGTATATCTCCAATTGTCTTTAAGCTTAATCCAGCAGCTTTTGCATACTCTTTATCTATCTGATATTGTTTAATACTTAATGCTTGTATATCTGCTAACTTTTTAAAATAATCAATAGTCATCTTGATTGCAGGAACCAGTGCACCTAATGCTGCTCCAACTGCTGCACCTGGAGCACCAAACATCATACCCATTGATGCACCCATCATTGCTCCACCTGCAATATTTCCAACCCCACCAGTTTGAGGAATCATAGATGTAGCCATACCTAGGCCCATCATTGCCATAGAAGATCCTAGTCCAGCTCTTCCAGTAAACATTCCACGCATTCCATTTCTTGCTCTTCCAAGAAGTCCTACTTTAGCTGCTGGGCTATCCGCTGCTAATGTTGATATGCCAGCGTTCTCTATATTAATAATCTCTTGAATTTCTTTAACTTTTTCCTGCTCTAGTTGAGCTTTTTTAGCTCTAAGCTCTGCAATTTTAGCTTTTAGCTGTGGATTCTTTACTGCATCTTCAGATAAAACTTTTCCAGATTCAGTTATTACTTGAACAACTCCATCTACCATTCTTACTGTAGCAGTTCCTAAACTCTTAGTTCCAGTCTTAACCTTTATCTCTTCTGCATTCATTACTGCATCTATCTGTGCAGAAGCCTGTGCAATAGCTAGCGAAAGTCTTCCAGTTCTTTCTACCGTTGTTGCCGCTGCATTCTTTAGTATGCCACCTTGCATAGCAGCAACCTCTCTCTTTGTTGCTTCAATAACTGCAGAGTCGGCACCGCCCTCTTCAAATGCTCTTAATATGCTTGCGTTTGTTGTAGATATAACATCATCATAGCTAGTTCCTATTCTTTCTCTAGCCAACTGTGCCGCTGCTCTTGCTGCAGCTGCTGGATCTTGTGTAGCAGCAAATTCTTTAGTCCAAGCGTCCTTCATCTGATTTGCAAACTTTTCACCCTCTGTTGCACTAGTCTTGTATGCATCATTAATAGCTGTCATATTTGCAACATGTGTTGCTTGAATCTTTGCATACTCTTCGCTAGTTTGGAAAACTTGTTCTATACCAACATTGTATTTTCCTGGATCTTTCATAGCAGCAGCCATAATTTTTTGAGCTTCTTTGTTTGTTCCGCCTGCAGCAATATCTGAAAGCATACCTCTCTTTTGCTCAAAGGTTGTGCCTGGAGCAACTATGGTGTTTGGCATGCTTTCTGCAAAAGCACCTTGGATTTGTGCAGCAATGCTATCTGCTGGTACTGCAATAACTGGAGCGTTTAATGCTTCTAGTGGGTTATTAATATTCCCTACGCCAGCTGTCTTTCTTCCGCCAGAAACTCCAGATACCTTTACCAATTCTTCGTCTGTTAGCCCAACATCTCCCATAATTGCTCTACGTCTTGCTCTATTAAGCAAGTGTGATCTTTCAATTCCAGTGGGCCTTACTCCGCTGCCCGTTCCAAACTCTGGTGCAGGCATAAATCTAGATCCTGAAAAGCCAGGTGCTGCTTCTGCTCCTGCCGCATAAGTATTTTGTAGTTCTACTAATTCTCTCATTCTTGAGATAAGATTTTGTATTTGCATTGCTGCTGCTTTTGCAGCATCTGCTTCGCTATAGAGAGCATTTGCAGCTTTATCTCCAGATAGCTTCATTGCCATCATTTGTTCATCTAATAATTCAAACTTTTTAGTATTTGTAAATAGTCTTCCTAAAAATCCTATAGACTTTACAACGTATCCAATAAAGTTAAGGAACACACCAGAAAGCATGATAAGTGGTCCAGCAAGTCCTACGATTGCGCCTATGATTGTAAGCACTGTCTTTGCGCCGTCTGGTAGATTATTAAATCCTTCCATAAGCTTATTTACTACGCCGATAACCTTTGAGAATATTCCAAGGAATCCTTCTCCAGCCAATGCTAGGTTTGCTTTAAGTGTTTCCATTTGTCTAGCAAATTTACCTGATGCAGACTCTGTTAATGTTGTTAATTCTCGCTCAGCAATTGCTGCTAAATCCGCAGTTGATGCCCCCATTAATTCCATAACCTGTAAGGTTTGGCTTCCACTTCTACCTAGGTTATCAAACAATGCTGACATACGAGCAAACTGGAACTTACCAAATAACTGCTCAATTGCTTGTGCTCTAGCTAGTGGGTTAAGTGTATTTAGAGCATCCTTTAATGCAGTTACTGTTCCAACAAGGTCTCCAGCATTTGAATTAACTATGCTTAAGATATCCACACCAAAATTACTCATGACATCAACAGTTTTTTCTGTTGGGTTAATTATAGAAGCAAGACCAGACTTTAATGCGTTAGCTGATTCTGCTGCGTTAATACCACCCTCACGCATAGCGGTAAGGAATAGTGCTAGATCTTGTACGTCTCCACCAAGCTGTCTGACAACAGGACCAGCTTTAGGAATTGCTACTACCAGGTCATTAAGAGATGTAGATGTCTGGTTTTCAACTGCGTTAAGGAAGTTAATAGATTCCGCTAATTGTTTAGTGTTTAAATTGAATGCGCTTTGTAGAGATAGAGTTGCTGACATAGCTTCTTGTCTATCTACTTCACCAAGAATTGCAAGACGTGTAGTTTCTGCAACAGATTCTAATAAATCATTTCCTGTTTTACCAGTTGCGGCAATATCAGCAGCTAAACCTATAGTTTCATTTGCTGCAGCACCCAATGATGATGCTAACTCTTTAGCTAAACCAGCTGTTTGAGTTTTTATTCTTTCAATCTCTGTTGTTGTTGCTCCGCCTATATCTCCATAAACCTTAGCTAAACGAGTAAGCTCTTTATCTGTTTCACGGAATGCATTTGCTGCTGTTGATGCAAAAATTGTTAGAGGAACTGTTAAACCAACTGTTAACTGACGGCCAGCCCACTGGGTGTTTTTACCTAAGTTAATAAGCTCTGTAGAGACACCTTGAATGGATCTTCCAATAATCTTGAACTGCTCTGCACGTAGAGCCTTCATTGTTGATGGGTCAAGTCTATCTAGACCTGTGGGTGTTGACAAAATGTTTCTAGCTTCACCCTGTGGACCAACCGTCGTTGTTAATATAGATCTCTGCAATTTGACCTGCTCTTCAGCAAGTCTTCTGATCATTCCTCTTTGGCCCCGAACTTGTGTATTAAATTCTCGGAAATAATCTTTTAGCTTCAATCTACCTTGGTCTAAGTGCCGACCAAATTCTCTTGTTTCATTTGTTACGTCTACGAATGACGAAGACCATAAACGGGTATTACGCATACCCTCAATAAACTGTGAATTTAAGTTGTTTAAAGAGGCATATGAAGCAGACCCAAGCCCATTAAGCTGTGTTTGAAGCGTAGCAATTTCTGCGTTTGCACGACGAACTTCCCCGATTAAATCGGAAAAGTTGGCATTCGCATTAAAGCTAATTACAACTTGTTGGGCCATATGCTAATTATCCCAGATTTTCGATCCTATTACGCCCTAGCGTCCCACTCTTCGTACATTAAACCTTGGCCTACACCAAAGCCTTCTTGTCTTGCAAGTGATCCCTTAAGGTTAGCCACATCGTTTGTAGCAGGATCGTCTCCCAGTGCTTCCCTCCTAATATCTTCAAATGTTTTAGCACCTGAAGAATTTCCTTCATCCAAGTCCACCCCTTGTAGGGCAGCAAGGAACTTCTTGTCCTCGTACTCTTTCTTATTCGCCTCTTCTAGAGTATGAATAAGTTCAACGAGAGAAATACTTTCTTCTAATTCCTCGTAGTTTTTCCAAATACCAAGAAGGAAAGCTTGTTTTTCTAAGGCAGCGAGATCAAGATTCTCCCACGTTGTGGAAGACTTGGTTTTATTTGTTAGTTGGTCCCACTCATCTTGGCCGCTGCCGCTATTAAATTTGGGTCGCCTAGTTTAATACCTCCGCAGACCTCCATAATTTTCCAAATAGTCGGAACGTCCAGAGCTTCCTCTAGAGCCTCTTTATTATCGGCTAGTTCTGGCAAGCTTTTCTTCAAAGCGATTGCACAAGCCTCGATAAAAATATCAATTGCTTCTTCTTCATCTTTTACTGTATCTAATTTTGTAACGACCTTCATAAATTCCTTTAGTCGTTTAATTGGCAGCGGTTTTAATGTTACCTTTCTGCCGTCCTGTAGTTCTACTTCTACAATATCGTATAGCTGGGTAGCCAAAGTGACCTCCTAAATAGTCTTAATAATTATAGCAACAATAATATAAAAAGACAAGACCCCCGCCATTTTTGGAGGGGGTCAAGCCAATTTTGGTTAAATTTAGATCAAGCGATCAACAATTCTTCCATATGTGTCTGAGTAGCGTGGGTCACCCAATAGACGGAATGTCACTGGGAAAACTGTAGCTTCGTTACGACGCAATGAGTGTGTAGAAGATTCTACAGATAGAACACGACGAGCATAGTAAACACGCTCACGGTCTGCACCTGTTGATGTTGATGGTGCGTTACCAACTGCTATGAATTGACGCTCTGTTGGCTCTTCGTTAAGAGCACCTACTGAGAGATCAAGACGGGAGTCAGCATTTCCATCATAAGTCTTAAGATTCTTTTCTTTTTCACCAAAGACCACCATAAGGTTACGAAGTGTACCTTCTGTAAGAGTTGTACGAAGCATAACACGCTGTGAAGACTTGAAAAGCTTCGCAACGTCGAGCTGCTGGTCAACTTCTACTTCACCGTATGTTGGTTCATACATAACTTCAAGACCTTCAGATGTGAATCCGACGTCTTTCCACTTTGTATCATCCAAAACCTTTCCAGAAGCAAAGTTAGCTGCTGCTACATAAGAACCTGTTGGCTGTGGGCTAACTGCGAATGGATCTAGACCATCTTGGTATGCATCAGACCATGAAGAGTCTGTTGAATCCTTTGCAGAAATAAAAATTCTTGCTGCACCGATAATAATATTACGAACGTTTGTTGCCATTTATATTTTTCACCTCCTCCTTTTTTATAGGATATAAGTTTTGCGGCATTTCCTCAAATCCAATAATACTTGAACTGGGGTTATTACGCAAATCTTCCTTCCGTATTTAAATTCCTTGTGTAGGCGTAGACTATTGATATGTCTGCCTCCAGGCGTCCCGCCAACTCGTCGGCTGGATCTGGAGAGTTTGCCTCTGTCAGGGAAAAGTATTTGTACCTAAATGGGCTGGTCGGATTTACCGTCTTTACGTAGGCATTGACCGTAGCCGCTGATTCATCAAATCTTCTAAACAGGTCTAACATGATGTTCATGATTTCTACAACCTTGTCAAAATCTGGAGCATATATCTTGAATGTTAATCTTTCTTTACATATTACCCATTCTACATCGTAGGACATTGTGTCAAAGTCATATACTAGGTATGGAGCATTTGGATTTGATATTAAATTTTTTGTTTCGTCTTCTTGTGTTGGGAATATAGGCATTAATCTTTGCCCTCCAACTACTGGATAATCTGTGTCTACTAAAGCCCCGTTATCTTTTAGCTCTTTCCATAAAATACCAATTACATCTGATATTGCTGTTTTAGTATAATCAGCCATTTGCTACCTCGTCCGTATATTGATACGCTCTAGTTACTTGTCTTATGTGCTTAGATACATTTGATTCTGCTATACGCTTAAATGATCCAGTCGATACTCTACCAGATACTGCCGCTGGCATTTCTCTTCCCGCCATCGCTTGCGCTGCTTCTATTCTAGCAATAATTCCAGACTCTTGTATATCCACAAGGAGTCTTGAGCTTGCTAAAAACCTATTCATTGTTTTTCTATATGACCCTTTTACTTCTTTTCCGCCAGGAGTCTTTACTGTTACATACTTACCTCTTGGAATAAATACTGGGTCCCCGTCTTTAGAATAAAAATGTAATGCCTGTGCATTACGGGCTGTAATTCTTACTGGCTGACCCTTTTCCATTACCTCTGCTTTAAATATAAACTTGCTTCTTCTTGATCCATATTTATTTGGAGAGAATGTTTTTGATGGTCTAAACTCTGATGACAAAACAATTGATCCAGCCTTATATGTTCCATCAATTTTCCACAATCTTCCTAGAGGCTTCCCAGTTTGATTCCACTCATACACATGGTGCAAAGCTTTTGGGCTAAGTCTAGCTTCTGAGTCTATAAACTTTCCAAGAGATACCTTGGCAATGGTTGTTATGGCTTGACCGATTTCTTTATCTATATCAAATGAGCGTGTAGCTGTTGCTATACCCTCAACATATGCTCCAACATTTCTCATGGCATCTAAAGCATTTGAATCTATTTTAAGAGAAGGCACCTTGAATGTCGCTCCTCTGTAATGTATTTTCGTATTCTAGTATCTGTCCAAAGCCGTCAAGTATTGGGGTAGATCCTACGATATTAAATATTGTAGGTGGACTATTAAGAACTTCTGCTTCTTCCCACAGAACATTACCTTGCAAATCTTTTATGTTGCTTATCTTAGCGTTTCTAGGAAGCTTATCAAGAGTCATAACCTTAATTATTTCTTCAATTAAGTATCTTGCGTCAACTGTTCTATCGTTTGATGGTGTTCTTACACCAGAAGATATAATTGATTTAGCTAAACATGGAACGGTTTCTGCGTAGATCCATTCTCTTTTTACCTGCCCAGTTGCGCTTTGAGCAATTTGTACACGATATACGTCCATAGTCATGGCGTATTTTGCTTCCACAGAATATGACCCAATCATTAGATCACCGCCATGTTTGTAGACTTAAACTCATCTAGGAGTTTGTCTGCGTAGAAGTTACCTGTCCCCCTGAAAGCTAGTTTAGAAAATTCCATATCTGTATCGCCATAAGATACGTTCTGTACAAATCTGGCTCTCCAAATATTATCTTTACCAAAATAGTCTTTCATCAACATGATCATTGCCTGTTGAACTTTTTCTGGCACAAACTTCCATCCGAATACACCAGTAATATCGTATCTATATCCGTTATAGAAATTACCACGAAGCGGATAAACAATATCCAGCTTGCCACCCTCATTGATGTCATCTCCAAGGGAAACGATTCTCAGCGAATGGTTTGTGTCTGTAATTTCTACTGGGAAATTAAAGCTATTTGTATTTGCTACGGTGTCAATTACTGTCTTGCCGTTTTCTTTAATTGCTGTGTAGGAAATAATTCTTTCCCCTAAATAAAGAACGTCGGCATCCTGCCCATAGGCTGTTATTGTCTTGGCATACTTGCCAAACTTTACGCCTGTATAGTTTTCTACCATAAAGCGAGCAAACTTCTCAGCTTGCTGCATCTCATGGAAATGAATGTAGTTTTGATCCCCTTCTTCACGCCCAGCATGAAGTCTGGTATAAGCCTCAGAAATGGAGAGATATGGAGTTACAACAGAGTAATAATTTGTAGCAGTCATTGGGTTGCCGTCAATTGCGTAGTTCCAAACAGCCTTTAGGCTCTTGTCTGTCATTACATAATTGTCTAGAACCCTAAAAGAATAGTGTCCTTCATCATTTATTTCAGGGTTTGCAAATCCACTGATGATTAGAACATCTGTGTCCCCGTCATAAATTGATACTGTCGGATTAGAATCCGCTAATCTTAATTCATCCTCTTCATATACATCAAGGTATATGTCTTGGGTGAGACCTGTGTATAACTCCATTAACTAATTAGGAGTAGAACTCCTGTACCTCCTTGGGAGTGGCAAGTCTGAAACCTTCCTGTGTGTCAAAAATCTCCTGTGCGTCCTTTTCGGACATTACAATAAATGGATTTTCTTTTGTAAATGTAAATTCATTTACATCGTATCTTGGATTCATTCTTTCCATCTTTACTAGAACCTGGCCACCCTTAAGTTCGGTTACTGGCTTTGATCCTGCTGTTTTTCTTGGCTCTAGCTCTGCTTCAGCCTTTTCTGCATTATTAAAACTAGAATACATATCGTAGCTTATGCCTTCTTCTGCTAGTAGGGCAACTAGGTCTGCCTTATTCTTGGCTGACTCATGGTCTACCGCAAAGGTTTCTGCGACCTTGCGAAGCTCTTCAAGCTTCATATTATTAAAAGACATTTATTCTCCTCTCAGTCTTTTCCTTCTAATTATAGCACCCATATGACTAAAGGGGAACCCTTTTTATGGGGTTCCCCTTTAGACTATTTAGTTTTTAAAGGTTGTTAGGCTGAAACTTTTACGTTCTTAACCACAACGAAAGCCTCTGGGTTTTCAATTGCACACCCTGTTCTTACGAACATTGTGTATTCAATTGTATCCTTCTTTGGCTTGAATTCACGGTAAACCTGGATTTCACGCTTGACACCAACAACAAGGTTGTTAGCAAATGTCAAGTGGATATCGCCATGTTGACCTGTTGCACCTGAGTAGTCTCCGTTACGAGTTTCATCGATTAGAGGAACCTCAACGACTGGAATACCAAATGCGAATGGAGTTACTCCACCTGGAGCACCTGCTGGTCCGTTTGGATTTCCACGAAGAATTGAAGATGCAATGTCTTCTGGAGTTCCACCGTTACCGATAGATGTCAAGTTATAGAGATAATCCTGTACAAGGTTTGAACCTGTAAAGAAGCGTAGTTCATTACGACGCTGCTTGTACTTACGTGGCATAGCCTTGATTGCATTGTTGAATACTGCCTTGCTGATTGCTGCACCGCCTGCGTTGACAACGTTAGCTGATTCAAGTGCAAGTGCACGGAATCCCTTAAACGCTGACATTAGGCCTGTACCAGTTCCTTTACCGTTGATCAAAAGATCTTCGATGTCGTTACCAGCCTGAGTTGCCATAAGACGTGCAATGTGATCTTCGAGATCTGCACCTTCGATGTTATCTTCTAGTGCTTCGCTTGAAAGTTCCCAGTCAAGACGTAGTTTCTTTGTGGTAAGAGAAATCTTGGAGAATGTAACTGCTGCATTAGCACCTGTTTGGGTAGCTTCTGTAGCAACTGTCATCAATCTAGTACCAACACCTACCTTATCAATGTCGGCAGTGTTAGAACGCATACGAACTGTTCTGGCTGCACGGGCAAGGATTGTAGCATCAAACATGTAATCAATGAAACGGTTTGCTTGCTCTGCATTGAGAAGACCACCATTTGCTGATCCAACGTCTGTTGTATCTACTACTTTTTGTAGAATATCGCTCATTTTTTTATTTTCACCTCCGTTATTTTTATAGATTTAGATGTTGCGGACGCTGAGGAAATGCCCGCCCCACTTAGTGTTTGTTTTTTGTATTGTTACATCTGACCCGTCCAGATCAGAAGACTTACGAATCGCAGTATCCTTCTCTACTCCGTCGACCCTCTTTTCGACGCCTGAGATAGTTGACTTAATGTTATTGACAACCTCTGCGAGTTCATTATATTTATTGGTTACTTCAGCAATTTTCTGATCAACCTGTGATGCAAGGCTTGATACTGCTTCTGCAGTAGCAGTCTTGCTAATTTCTGTTGAAATGAAGCTTTTCATTTCGTCAAACATTTTTGCAAAGTCAGTCTCTTCAACTTCAACTTCGGAAATGTCTGCGGCTTCCTCAACAGCAGCAGGAGCTTCTTCAGCTTCTGCTTTCGGTGCCTCTTCGGTTGCTGGTGCTTCTGGAGCATCAGCTGACTTGGCGAGGTCCGTTTCTGTGACTTCTTCAACTTGAGCAACTTGCTCAGTTGTAGTCTCTTCAACGGTAGTTGTTGTATCTTCTGCCACAGTAACACCTCCTTCTGTGTTTTGATTTTCTTCAACCTGCTTTGCGATATCAGGTTGTACCTTAGACTGCTTGTATGCGTCAAGGATTCTTGAGATTTCTGCAGACTTATTTGTGTCTGCTGTTTCTACCCAACCAATCATTTCTAGATTCTTGTTTGTAGTTGGTGATGTAAATTCTGATTCTGTAGACAAATAAACTTCGTCTGTTTCCTTATCGTAAAAAACATTTTCTACTTGTACTTCTGTAGCGATTCCCTTAAATACAGTTCCGTCTACTGTCTTCTCAATAGAAACAATGTTTGAAAGTTGGTTTGCTGGATTATCTACCAATGAAAGTTCTGTTAGATCATATTCTTTAATTACACGGATTGATTTTTCTAGTGTTGGATTATATTCGTCAACCGCCTTGGTAATGTTACCGCCGATTGAGAAACCTGATAGTGTGCCATCAAGAACTTTTTCCCAAGTATCTTGTGCACCCTTTGATACGTATGCATTTACGAAAACTCCGCTGTACTCTTTTCCTGTTGACTTGTCAAACAGTTTTTCCTTGCGGAACGATACCATCTTGCCTACTGCAAGTGGCTGATGCATTTCACGAATATTCCCACGGAATCTTTCGAATGCTTTAGCAGAAGCGTCTGAAGAAACAATGTCTCCATGCTGATCAATATTGTCTAGTGTGGCGAAACCCGATACGATTCTTTTTTCTCTATCGACTTTTGCGATAGGCATCGATAGGCGGAGACTATCTCCGTCGGAATGCCAGTTTGCCTTTTTTATTTCCATAGCAACACTAATTTTATCAAGTATTTGTTAGTAATGCAAAATCAGGGCGCAACTCGACCATCACCTTGAGGATTTCTTGCTTCACCGTTAGAATCAGTAGCATTTGCGGTTCTTTCCTGATCTCTTCTACGGTTTCCTGTTCCCCTCGCAGTTTGGTCGGCGGCTTGCTGTCCTGTTAGGACAACTGGCTGATCGCCCCCTGGTATGCCAGGCATGCCAAGTCTTGCACGAACTTCATTAGGCACAATGGTCTTCATTCGTAGGTAACGCTCATCAATCTTGGACTGTGTATCCTCGTCTGTGAGAGTAAGTTCATTAAATTTCAAAACAAAAGCGTCCGTAAATTCTGCAATTAAACGGTTTAGCTTCTTCTCTAGGTTTCTTTGTGCTGGTCTAGCAACCTGCTCTTTAAATGTCTTGTCTGCATCCTTTGCTGCTGCAAGGGATACGCCCTCTGGAAGTCCCAGCTTTGAGATAGGAGTTCTGTGAGCAATTAAAATTTCGTCTCTATTTTGCTGACGGTATTTGTTGAATGAGGAGTCTTGGACATCCGCCTCAACAGCTTCCATCTTAAACTCTACTTTATTTCCGTCATCATCTGCTGGTAGCGGAATATAGATAGATCTGTGGTTCTTACCCTTAAGGTTTGTCTGGAAGAACTCAAGTAATTTACGCTCAGCTTCACGGCTAAGTGTAGCTCCCTTTACTGTAATGATATATCTTGGAACAGCCTTGTTCTCAAAATAATCAAGGTTAAAGCGTGATGCAAATTCATCTCCTGCTAGCGCAGTCTTTGCTGGAATAATATCTGGCACACCATAGTATCCGTTTGTTGGTGTGTACTTCTTAATGTGAATAACCTCGTTAGGTCTTTCATCATCGCCAATTGGATTTGGTGTTGCCTTGTCTTGGAAGTTACGGAAGAAAACAACCTTGTTTCCAATTACCTGAACGAATCCATCACGGTCTTTTCTAACACGCATAGATGTTGCTGGAATATGGCCAACAAAGCCTATTTCTCCGTTTACTTTACGGCCAACTTCAATGTATCCATTTCCTGTGGCTTCAAAATCTAGGTATACCTTTGTAAGGGTTTCTGTGAATGTATCCTCTTGGTTCATGGATTCAAGTAGGTCGTATAGGTCTTCTCTCATCCGCTCTAATTTTGCACGGAATCTTTGTAGGCTTTCTGGTGTATCAGAAAGGTCTGCTATCTTTTCCTTAGTAGCACGAGTGTGCGAAAAGTCATAGCCAAGCCCAACAATGTTTGCTGCCTTTGCATTACATGCCGCAAAGTGTGGTGAAGATACTTCATAAATCTTAGCCAAGTAGTCTAGGTTGTATGGCGGTGTAATAACATCAAGGATGTCATAACCCATGAGAACTTCTTGCTCATACTTCTTTGATCTTGCTTGTCCGTCTGCACCCTGCTGAAACTTTTGGATAAGACGTGTATTCTTTCTCTTAAAGTTTGGAGAGAATCCACGATACTTAGAAAGCTCTTCAGCCTTTACATAAAAGGGATCAGATTCTTCCGCTGGTCTTTCTGTGAAAAAGTCACCAGAAAGAACTGCAGATACTTCATTTAAATTATCTTCAACTGCGTCTGACATTAATCATTCCTCAAATTCTTTAGACTATCTTTGTATTCACCAATATCCAATGGATCTGGTGTTAGTCCCCACTTCAGCCTCTGTTGCTGTTCCTCATATTCTTCATCGTTAATTTTTCTTTGACCCGACAAAAATACTGCCTGCCCGCTATGAATTCCATAGCCTTTGATAGCTTCGGTAAGAGCGTTAATTCTATTTTGATCTCCCTTGAATGCAGAGACTGATAAATAATTACCGTTATCGTCTCCTACCCAGCGTCCGTCTGGCATCTGCCAAACATATACTCCTAGGCGGGTCTCCTCAACAATAGATGTTTTAATTGATTTCATATAGTAATGATACCATCTTTTATTGCCAAAGTCTATACTTTGTACTAGAATGTGACAGAATTATGCTCTTTGCCAAGCAACTTTGTACGGGGTTAGGCCATAATCGATTATATTGAAGGAAACTTGTTCCTGTCCTAGGCCTTCCTGTGGGTATCCAACGAGAACCTCATATTCTGTCTCTGCATCAAATTGATCCAGAGTATAGGCAGCCATTGCAAATAGCCCCAAGGTAATGTCTGTTTGATTTATTCCTGCGTCGTCTGCTCCAACATATATGTCTGTTCCAGCATTTATTTTTGATGTTGAGGTTAATACGACATGAACCCAATCATTTACCATAGCCTGATTGTCAAATGTCTCCTGGCCATTTACATACATCTTAGAGAATCCTGGGTGTTGCCATGCTGACCCGTCCCAATATAAAGACTTTGATCCAGATTCCAGAATGTACCTATTTGCCACTAAAGGTTCATTTATCTTGAAGACTAAAGAAATAGACTTTGTTCCATTGAATCCGCCAGAGTCATAGTTGCTTGATTGTGACGGGATCTTCAAATATGAATTACCAGATAATCTAATACCAGACTGATCCAGTCTATCTAATATCTCAACGTCGTCATCAAAGATAACGCAATTGTCTGGATTTACTATTACGGCAGCTTCATTTGTATTGTCTGAAACTACCCGCTTCATTCCCTGGGTATATGCATATAGACCAATGTTTGATAAGATTGGTAGATCATCTTCTGAGTCATTTGTAAATAATGTAGCCTTTATGTCATATGATGTTACCTGATTTGCTGGATTATCCAACAGAGTGGGCATAGAAGCCATTCTAGGCCATTCTAAGCCGTTATTATAGGTAACTGATACATTCGGTGAGGAAGTTGTATAAAAGGCCAGAGAACCGCTGTAATCGACTGCAGGCAATGTTAATAGACCCTCAATCTTTCCATACTGAGACCATTTAAGATTGTTATTCATCTTGAGAATGAAAGTTGCTTCTTCATTATATAATGTGTAATCAGTTAAGCTTTCATATTGAATTCCTGACTTAATTGCTATCCAAGTAACTGGACATGCTGCATATAGGTCATTTACTTTTCCAACATATAAATCTGTTATTGTTTGTAGGTAGTCTACTGAAGTAAAGATACTTGTACCATTTAGGTATGCCTTTAGGGATCCCGTTTTGTTTTCTACAAGGATCTCGTTCCATCCCGCCACTGGGCTAGATGTAGTAGTTGTGTCCACTCCATTCAAATTAAAAACAAAGTCGTCTGAGCTATTTATTCTTACTGTTAAGCTTTGGCTAGACTGGAAGTTGTACATAGATACAAGACCCTTCTCTGGTATTAGTGGGTCATGATAAAAACTTACAGATATTGCTGTGCCGCCCTCAGCCAATCTTACTACTGTTGACAGGTCTAAGAATGCGCCAGCACCTAGAGATAGACAGTTTCTAGCATCGACTACTGATTGGGTTCCAGTGCCACCAGATACAGTTGCATGGGAGATATATCTTAGCGTAACCTCATTAATTGAATTAACCAATGCATTTGTAAAATCAAACCCAGTCCAATTATTGGCAAACTTATAAGCTATTAGGCAGTCTTTGTTATTGGGTATATAGGCTACCTGAGAGTTTGCATTATAGTATCTATCTTTAAGAATTGTTTTTCTAGAAAGATTTAGGTGTTCTGTTGCTCTAACATAATCAAGAACGTATCCATAAAGAGCGACTCCATCTACTGTTATGTCATAATTATCAGAGCCAAATGTACGCATAGCACCATGATTTTGGCTAAACTGAAATATATCAGATAATTCAGAAGATGATTTTGTAGATACATTTGTTCCATTAACAATTAATGAAATTCCATTAGATGAGTAGTTAGCAACAATGTGATATCTTCTCTTCCAGTCTGGAACCTGATATGAAACATAATAATTTATAAGAGGATCTGGCCTAAAATAAATCTTGTTCTTGTAGACATATACTCCATATGGCGCAAGAATTGTGGCATTGAGGATCTCATCATATGTGTCAAATGCGGCTAGCACATCTGTATATGTTTCATAATCATCAATTAAGTCTGTATATGTTTGTATAGCAGAATTTTGTGCTGATTGAAGCAAGGTCTTGTTTCCGAACAAAACTATTTCGTCAGATATAGATAATGAGTCTTCATTTAATTTAAAGTAT